GTCAGCTTCCAGGGGATGCCCAGTGCATCCGCGTTGGCCTGTTTGGCCTCGCCAACTGCCGTAAGGATCGCGAAAAATTGCGAGTTCGTATCGATCATGGGTAGATGTCCAGGGTATCAAGGGTGTGTTCGCGGCCCACAGCGCCAAAGCGCCCGGACACCTGAATGTCGAGCAGCACCGGTGGGTAAACGTCGATTTCGTCGCCGTCCGTGACGCTGGCAAACAGAGGGAAGTTGCCGGTACTTTCCAGGCTGATAGCCAGGCCCGTGAGGTGTCGGCTGCGGGGCTTGGCGTCATCGATGAGGAAGGTCAGCTCCTGATACATCTCCTCGGTGATACCGGTTTCGAGCACGCCGACCTTGAGCGCGAAAGTACCTGGCACGCCTTCGGGCGCGGTCTGCCACCACTCGATAATCTCGATCAGATAGCCCAACGGCTCCACGACCCGGCGCAAGGCGCCAATAGTGCCTTTGCGCGAGTGGATGAAAAACGAGGCGCGGATCGCGGCGCGCTTGGTGGCGTCGGACCAGTTGCCATCCCAGCGGTCGACCGACAAAGACCAGGCCAGATACGGCAGCAATGGCGTGGGGCAGGTGTTGGGGTTCCACAGCTGACGCAACGGAATGGGTACCCGCTGAATCTGCGCCAGGGCCAGTGCTGCTTGCCGCTCCAGATCGCAGGCATTGCCCGGCAATAACGACTGTTCCTTCACGGCTCAACCCCCAGGGACAAGGCGACGGAACTGCAAAAAGGCGCTTGGTAGGGCGTGGTTTTTACGTCGACCCAATCCAGCAGCTCAACCTTGCGCACACCTTCGATATGCAAGGCCGCATGTAGTGCTGATTCAGACACCTCCATGCCCAGGCGTCGGCGCTGATGCACATAGGTCAGCAGGCGCTGTTCGGCAGCAGCGAGGATCGGCTCGGATTCGGGGCCGCTGGTGTTCAGGTACAGCTTGGCGTTGACCTGATAATGGAGAATGTCCGCGCCTTGCACGGTCAGGCGATCCGCCACGGGGCGGCGGTCATCGTCACTGAGGTAGGCTTTGACTGCCTCCAGCAATGCGAGGTCGGCACTGCCGTCACCGCGCAACGCTTGCACTGTCACCACAACCACCGCCGGGCTGGGGCTTTCGGCGGTGGCGTCGGCCACTCGACCATCAGCGGCACGGGCGTGGAAGATGTAGCTGTTGCGCGGGCCAGCGCTGCTCAAACCCTCCCAGGCCATCTGCGCCCGCTCGCGCAGGCTGTCGTTGTTTTCCATCACCCTGAGGGTTGGCGGATTGGCAGCGGGATTACCTTCCTGAATAACCAAGCGTTTGACGTTGAAATTGGCTGCGAGATTGTCCAGATCCTGATCCATGGCCAGCGACAACATATTGGCCATCGCCGCCTCATTCACCCGCTGTCGCCACAGGGTTTCGCGGTAGGCGTTTTCCTGCAGCAGCTTGGTGATCGGTTCTGACTCCAGCGCAAGCCGGGCTGCGATTTCGGCCTGCTGCTCAACCGGCCAGAGGCTGATGGCATAGGTTTTACGCTCGGCAAGGATTTGCTCGTAATCGATCTGCTCCACGATTTGCGGTGCGGGCAACAGACTGAGGTCGATGGCGGTGAAGGTATTCATGCGCCACCGCCCAACTGCAGGGGCAGGCTCATGCTTAACGCCTGATTACGGTCGAGGACGCGGCCTTCAATATCCATCACGACCTGGCCCTGCAGGCTGGCACCTTGAAGCTGAATACGGGTGAGGCTGACACGCGGCTCCCAGCGCATGATCGCCA